AACCTTAAAGACGTATTTAGAGAAGGATTTAGAGATTTATTAATAACTTCAAAAGAATTTTATAAAGTAGATATTATTGGTGGAGACCCAGTCGCAAGAAGAGTGGATCCAAGAAATGTAATATTTGATTCTTCATCTAACTCAGATTATTTAGATGATGCTGCATGGGCAGGAGAAGAAAGATGGTTGTCTATAAATGAAATTAATGATGAATATAGAGATGATTTAACAAAAAAGGATTTGCAAGAATTAGAAGCTATGAGAAACGCTTTTGGTGACTCTATTTATGATTATAATACAGGATTAGACTGGATTAGTCATGAACACGGAAGCGAAAATAGAGTTAGGGTTGTTACAGCAGAATGGAAATCTCTAAGAGCTATTAAAGTAAAAGTTTCTGAAAATAAATATGATCCTTCAAGACCATTTAGAAAAATGGTAAAAGATACATATAAACCAAGAAAAGGAGAAAAAATAGAAACTAAGTGGGTGGATGACATTTGGACGGCAACAAAAATTGGAGGAAGAATATTAGTAAAGGCACAAAGAAGAGATAATCAGGTAAGAAGTATAGATGATCCTGGTAGAGCTACTTTATCTTATGTGGGTTGTGTAAAAGGAAATACATCGGGTAATCCAATGTCTTTAGTGGATTTATTAGATAATATACAAATGCTATATAATATTGTTATCTATCAAATAGAATTAGCTATGGCTCGTTCTGGAGGGAAAGCAGTTGTTTATGATACAGCTCAATTACCTACTAATGCTGGTATGGATATGCAAACTGTATTATATCATTTAAAAACAGATGGTATTATTCCAATTAACTCTAAAGATGAAGGGGGTCAAATGCAAACGTTTAATCAGTTCCAACAAATTGATTTCACATTATCACAATCTGTTCAGCAATTAATAAACCTTAAGGTAATGCTTGAAGAAATGGCTGGTCAAATTTCTGGTGTAACCAGACAAAGAGAAGGAGCTGTAGGTCAATATGAGTATGTTGGTAATGTACAAAGAAGTGTTGTTCAATCTTCAACTATTACAGAAAGTTGGTTTTATTCTCATGCAGAAACAAAACAAAGAGTTTTAGAAAAACTAACTAATTTAATGAAGATTGCATGGGCAGAAGGTAAAAGAGCTGCTATGGTATTAGGTGATGGTGCTTATAAATTCTTAAATATATTACCAGATGTTGCTATGCAAGATTTCGGTATATATGTTGGAGATAGCGGAAAAGATGATGCTATGAAGCAGGTTGTTCAACAATTAGCACAATCAGCATTACAATCTGGAAATATAGACCTTCTTAATGTAATTAAAGTACTTAAAGCTGATACTATGACTGAAGCAGAAAAAGTATTAGAAAGAGGAATGGACGAAATGAAACAACAACAAGCTATGCAGCAGCAGATATTACAACAGCAACAACAAATGGCTATGCAAGAAAAGCAAGTTGAATTCCAAGCTGATGCTCAACTAAAACAAATGGATAATGAAACTAAGTTACAAGTTGCTCAGCTTAATGCAGAAAATAAAATGGAAATAGCTAAACTTAATGCAGATGTAGATAGAGATATCCATGATACTAAAATGCATAATGAAATGGTTGGTAAACATTCTGACCACGTTATGAGAGAGTATGAAACTAATAGAGAGAATAATAGGAGTGATGAAAAAGAAAAAATCGCTTCTGGATTAAAGGCAACTACAGAGGATATTCAAAGAGCTAAAAATAAAATATAAAATAATTTTGTATATTTGCAAACAGGGAGTATTAACTAAATTAAAATAAAATGTCAGAAGAATCAAAGTTGGTAGACGAAGTTAAAGAGTCTACAGAAACTACAGAAACTACAGAAAACAATGATAAATTTAATCCTTTAGCTTTTGCAGGGGATGATATTTATAATGAAACAGAAGAAAAAGAAGAAAAAGAAGAAGCAGTAACAGAATCGGAAAAATCAGAAGATCCTGAAGGTGATGTAACAAAAGATGATGAGGAGGGATTCTCATGGGAGAAAAAAACCGCATCAAAAGAGGAAACTGAAGATGAAGAGTTTGACTGGGAAGGGAATACAGAATCTAAAAAAGAAAAAGAATCTGAGCCAAAAGTAACGGATGTTAATTGGAGCACCGTCTCTAAAGAGTTAGGTATTAATGCTACAAGTAAAGAAGAACTTATAGCTACTATTGAGGCGTATGTTGATCAGCAAAGACAGCCAGATCCTCAAACAGCTCAAACACAACAATTAAAATCTTTTTTATCATTAAATGATAGAAAGTTAGTTACAGAAGAATTAAAAGCTGATGGATTAGACGCTTCAGAAATTGAAGAATCTTTAGATAAGCTTGAAGATTCAGGAATGCTTAAAATGAAAGCTAAAAGTATTAGACGTATTATTAATAATGCGATAGATGCTGAAGCTCAGCAAGAAAGACAAAGAATGGAAGCACAAAAGAAAAATATTACCGAAAGTGCTAGTAAGGCTAGAAAAGAATTACAAAACCATATAAAAGGAATGGATGATTTTATGGGGGGCAAGGTAACAAAAAAACAGAAAGAAGAAGTATATAGATATGCTACTGGAAAAATGATGAAAGACATATATGATGATCACGCCAATGTTGCGGATGTCGCTATGTTTATGTTATACAAAGAGCAAATCACTAAAATTCTTCGTTCTCAAGGTTTGGCAGACGGCAAAGCCGCTATCATGGATAGTATAGTCTCGCCTAATCTTAACAATGGAAAGGGTAAATCTAACTTCAAGGTGAAGACAGGTAAATTTGATCCAAAAGCGTTCATGAGCGAGTAAGCTTAATGAAGTGAGACAAAGTCTGCTTATAGTTGAAAGTTAATTGAACAAAATAAAAATAATGTTTAATTAATAAAATTTAAAAAAATGGCAACAATATATACTGGAACATATGGTTCTGGAACAACTGCCGAGAATGCTTTGAATACAGCTCTAATGCAATACCCAGAGATTGCTAGAACTCTTATTCAACAGTATCCTCGTTATGCTGCGACTTATCTTTTAGAAAGAACTGGTCGTTATGCTAAAGAAAAAGTCTTAGGAGATAATTCATTTGAGTGGAAAGTAATGGGTAGATACAATACTCCTTCTTACTCTAATGGATGGGCTTCTACAGATAATGTAACTTGGAATGGTTACACTGAAGACTCAGGAGCTTCTGCTGTAACTTCTGGAAATTATGATAATATGGATGCTGATGGTAATGCGTTCTACTTATCTTTTGATGGTGAAGGAATTTATACTACTGCTGGTTATGCAAACGCAAGTTTCTTAAACAAGTGGGATATGGTAAGATTCCAATCAGGAGCTACTGCAATTGTAGTTGAAGATCCTGTAGCTGATGTAGCAAGAAGTGCTGCTAACGGTGGTTTAGTAACAACAACTGCTTCTGCTGTAGTTAAGTTTGAAATGGTTGATGGTACTGCTAATCCTCTATTAACAAATGATATCGCTGCTGGTGCTATCATCGCTTCTATTGGTTCTGCATTCCCTAATGGGTCTGATGGTGCTGATGTAGGTGAAAACTGGGTATATCCAACAACTCATAAGAACTACCTTACAACAATGCGTAAGAAATGTTCAGTTACTGGTAAAGATCTTACTGATATTACTTGGATTGAAAATAACGGTTCAAAACTTTGGTACTTTACTAGAGAGCAACAAATGATGGATGAGTTTATGTATCAACAAGAATTACAGAGATGGTATGGTAGAACTTCTATCACTAACTCTCCTAGTTCTTATGCTACTGCTCCAACTGCAAGCTCTATAGGTACTTCTGGCACTATGGGTGCTTCTATAGTTACAGGAGACGGTCTATTAGCTCAAATTGATTCTTCTAATCAAGCTTCTTATTCAATGGGATCTTTAACTGAAGATATTATTACTGAGTTTATCGCTAAGATTTCATTAAACGCAACTGCTGCTGAAGGTAATGAGTGGGTTGTATTTACTGGAACTGAAGGTAGATTAGCATTCCATAGAGCTATGAAAGACCTTATCGTTGCTCCTTCTGGTGCGATGACTGGTGGTTCAATGAAAGGTGTAAGTGGAGATGTTCATCTTGGAGCAAATTTTGCTTCTTATAGTGCATTAGGTAACAAAATTACTGTTGCTCACTGCCCTGTATTTGATGATCCTAATTTACATTCTTCTGCTGCTGGAACTAATACATTTGGTGACAACAGATTAAAAGAATCTGCTAAGATGGTATTTATGGACTTCGGAAAAACTTCTGGAATTTCTAACGTTGAGTTAGTTACTAAAGGAGCTGAAGGAGTTAACAGAAGTATGATCAAGAAGTATGTAGCTGGAATGGTGAATCCTTATGACCAAAAAGCAATGTTGGCTGCTAACGCTGATGACAAATTTGAATGCCACGTGCTTTCAGAAACTGGAATCGTTGTTAGAAACCCATTGTCTTGTGGTATATTGAGTGCATCATAATAATTAACTTAATTGTCTACACAGGGGGATTAACCTCCCCCTCTCTAGACTTAACTTAAAAAATTTTAAAAAAATGAATGGATATATTAAATTTCAAGATGTAGCTTCTAGTGCAAACGTAGCAAATACTTTCTATTATGTGAAGGCTAATACAGTAGATTATGTAACTACAACAGCGACTACTGTAGTTTTTAACATTGATGGATTAGATGCTAATACTGCTGATGATAATATTACTATTACATGCGCTAGCGGGTATTCTGAAGCTTTAGCAAATCAGATTATTAAGCAAGTTGCATCATTACGAGGTGGACAAATAATGACTGTGGATAAAGATACTGGTAAATCTGGTACTGCTATCTCAGACATTTCACCTAATGTAGTATAATAATTAATTAATTGGTATACCTAGAACACTTTGCTTAGCTAGGATATCTTAGTAAATAACTTGGTAGAAGGGGGGTAAAAAATGAAAACCCCCCAAATACCGTAAAACAAATAAAAAAATGGCAATAAAATTTGATTTTAACAGATTAAGAACAGCAATTAAAGGATGGCTTAAAGCCACTGATAGTGCTGGTTCTGACGTGGTACACTATCCTAAACTTCAATCTGCCGCTGTGGTAGAAAAAATTACTTTAGGGGCTGGTGGAGCCAAAGTATTAACAGCAAATGATTATGGAAAAATCTTTTTGTGTACACAATCAGGTGGTACTGATTCTGCTGTTACATTACCTGCAGCTGCTGCTGGAGGAACACTAACATTTATATCTACTGCTAGTCCTTCTGGAACTGGAGATATGGTTATCTCTGGAGCAACTGCAGATAAAATGTTAGTATTAATAAATGGTGATGCTGATGCTGATGGACCTAATAACACGGCTGCTGATTCTATAACTTTTGAGGCTGCTGGTGTTGGTGGTGAAAGAATTGACATGGTTTCTGATGGTGATGTTTGGTATGTAAACGGACATCAATCAGTTGTTGGTGCTGTATCTACTACAGGATAATAATCTGTAATGTAAGCTTGAATGACGGAGGGGTTTCGGCCCCTCCATTATTCTTAGTTTAAAAAAAATAAAGTGGAGAGAAAAGAAGCAAAGTTAGAAATATTAAGACCTTTTGGTCCCAGGATCCTTAAAGTAGAACTGCCAGATTCAATTACAAATAAATTAATATCTATAACAGATGAAATGTTTGAAGATGAAAACAAAAAAAGTTATGGAGAAAATTTGGTGGGGCAAATCAAATGCGAAATAGAGATAGACCAAAAAGTATTGCATGAAAATAATTTATATGATTTTTTTAAGCAATGTTTATATGCATATATAAATGCATGTTTAAAAGAGATGTATATTTTTGATGAAAATAGTCACACTATAAATTGTGACGTTACAGATATGTGGTTTAATGAAATGAAGCCTGGAGGAGAGTATAATCCTGTTCATTACCATACAAACTGTCTTGTATCATCAACATTATTTTTAAAGATTCCTGATGATAGGCCAAAAAGAGATATTAATAATAAATCCGATAAAGACGGACATTTAGAATTTATAGATAGGTCTGTTAGTTCTGATCTTTTACAAAAAGGACAAATGATAATAGAACCTAAAGTGGGAGATATGTATTTATGGCCTTCTAGTTTATTTCATACTGTATACCCCTTTTTAGGAAATCAAATAAGAAGAAGTATTGCGTGGAACGGAACATATCAGTTTATTAATAAAGAAACAAATGCAGTAATTGCAGGATTAAGACCTTGGTCTGTTAAATAAAAATTCTTTATCTTTGTAAAATGAAGACAAAGCTGATAGTAAAAGACGGCAAGGTAATAGAGTTAAAAGAAGAGGATTTGGTAAGGGAATCAAGTCCACAAGTTTTTTCAATAGGAGGTAAATCTGGATTTAAATGGAGAACAGAATCTGCTAATAAAACTTGGATAGAAAACGGGAACATAATAAAAGAAAAAAAGGGTAAAAGAATACCTAAATAAATAGTAGGGAGTATTAATTAAAAAGAAAAAAAATGAAAAGACATGTTGTATTAATCAAAGCAAGAAAACCTGAAAAATTTAATTACTGTAAGTTTGGTAATTATAAAGACAGGAAAGGTAAAAATGTTACATTATTAGATATTAACGATCAAGAAATTCCAGGTTATGAAATGTTTCAAGCTGTTTTATCTTTAGATATTAGTCAAAAACAAGACAAAAGAGTTTATGACTTTTTAAAAGATCATCCATTAATAGCTGGTAAATTTACTATTGAAGACTTAAGAGCTAATGAAGAAAAGAATGCTGAAGGAGCTTTAAAAAGTGCAGAAGCTATCACTAGAGCTACAGAATTAAGTATTAATGAAATGAAAGATTTAGCTATATTAATAGGAATGGATACCGATATAGATGATACTATGCTAAAAGCAAAAATAATTCAGTTTTCTAATGAAACGCCAGATAAATTTTTATCACTTATAGATGATATAGATCAAGAGTATAGAATATTTTTAAAGAAGGCTTTAAGTAAAAGTGTTCTAGCAAAAGTAAATGGTGTTTGGAAACATGGTTCTGCTAATATTGGATTATCAGATGATCAAGCTATTGTATGGTTAAAAGATAATGCTGATATGTATGCTTTACTAAGAAGACAATTAAGAACTGGTAAACCAGCTGTAGAGGAAAAAGAAGAAGCTCCAGAATTTACTTATGCAAATGAAATGAAAGAAGCTAAAATAGAGCCTCAAACTTTATCAAGTAAAACAATTAATAAATTAGAAAACGAATAATATATATTAAATGACTTTAGCAGATGCTTATGATTTTATTGATGTACTTGTAGATAAAGCTGATCAGGCTTATTTTACAAATCCAGAAAAGGATATGTTTATAGAGCTAGCTATTAGTGAATATATTAATAAGCATTATAAAGGTTATGAGTTCAATCAACAAAGTAGAGATGCTTTATGGAAGCTTCATAACACTGCATGGACACTAAACCCTGGTGGAGAAATTACAATTCCTTCTGATTATATGCACGCTTTAATCTT